AAAGACGAGGGATGGCGGCAGAAGCACGGAAGGTGACCTCTTTGCCGTCAATCTCGACGGATTTCGTTACTGCCATAGTGCGCCTCCTTACTCAGTCACATCTTCCGCAGGCGTCTCAGGGACATTCACTGCAGCCTGCGGCTGATAGACCGCGTTGTACCAGTTGTTGTAGGTCTCCTCGCTGGTATTGGTGCCGGTCTTGACCTTCACAAGACCAGAAGGCAGAGGCGTCGCTGTGATGGAGAGTGTTTCCGTCTGTACCTCGGTGGAGTCCTCCTTCGTGCTGCCGGAGACAGAGGGACGGGTCGCGCTGCAGTAGTACATGCAGTGACGGATCTTCCGCTGGTCGCCGGAGAACTCAAAGAGCAGCGCAAAGTGCTCAGGCTCCACATCCTTGTTCTCAGCGATGACGCCGTTGGCATCCTCAACCTCGTGCATGACATCCGTAAGAAAGCTCTCCGGAATCAGCGCCAGCTCGAAGTCGCCGGAATAGCCGTTGTTGTTTGAGACCATGTAATATACAGAGTCATCTGCATAGAACGGGTCGTTTTCACCCTCCGCATCAAGCGAAAGGGATACTGCGCCGGGCATCGCAACAGGTGTACCGAAGGTGACGGTGCCGTCCTCGGCCAGCGTTGCGATAGCGTAGTGGCAGTTTTTCAGGCCAAACTTGACCTTGTTTTTCTTGTTAGCCATAGTGGTTTATCCTCCTATCATCTGTGTTTGATAAAGAACCTCGTACATCTTTTCCGATTCGATCCAGACCTCCGACTTCTCATAGGGAAGTTCATGGGAGAGGAGGATGTCCTCGATGGTGGTTTCTATCTCCGGGTCTTTCTTGTCCGTGTAAAGCTCGATGTTCAGCTGGTCGATTTTCTTGTAGACCGTGTCATCAGCGAATACGTTATCCGTTCCCGGAAACAGAAAAACGAGGAAGGGCGGGTCTGGCGACTCACCTTCGGCAAAATGGTCGTAGGCAAGCGGGAGCCCGGCTTCCTCCAGCATTTCGATTACATTGTCGTATGTCATATCAGCCGCCTTTCAGTTTCTGCTCGATGGTCTGCACCAGCTTTTCATTTCCGCGCTGCTCGGCAGAGGCGATATGAGGCTTTGCCGCAACACGGCCTCCTCCGCGCTTGGCGTGGCCATGCTCCAAGAGGTGCGCGATCTGGTAGCGGTTCCTCGAATGCACCACAAGCTCGATGCTCTCGGAATCCTCCCGGACGTTTTTGACCGACCAGCTTTTCTTGTACTTGCCGGTATCCACGGGAGCGCCTGCTTGTATGTCCTTGCGGACGGAGGCTGCCGTTTCCTTGACAGCAGCTTTCAGTTCATCAGCGGCAAGGTCGGCATACTTTTCAAGCTCATCCATGATCGCGTTGTCCATTTCATCGATTGATACGGTTCTGCTCATTTCGGTTTCTCCAGTTTGCAGTTGAATTTGATGCTGTTTCGCTTGTAGCCCATCGGATTGACATAGGTGATGTTGTAGGTCTTGCCCTCAGCTATGATCCGGTACTTTGTGGATTCCACGACAGAGAGCTCGGAGCAGTAGCGGCAGGTAAAATCCAGTGATTCCTCCGGGTTAATCACGACGCCGGTGGACTCGGAACCGGTGCTTGTGCCTACGGTCGCCCAGCAGGAGAAGTAATCCGTCCAGCCGTTTTTGTGGTTCCCGCACTTGTCAACCGTGACCGCGTTCTTCTGAAAGGTGACGCGCACCCGCATTGCTGCAATATTCATCAGAAGCCCTCCTTCCGGGTGCCAAAGAGAAGAGACCGAAGCGTCATATTGAGCGCATGGTGATCTGCTTCCTCCCGGTGCTCGTACAGGTAGCCTACGGTATAAAGCACGGCCACACGGATGCGGATCAGGGCTTTTTCTTCATTTGCCATAAACTCCTCGTCGGACTGCCGGGTGATGTCTTGCACCTGCTTTGTTGCGGCAGAGATCAGGCTTTCAATCAGGCTGTCCTCGTCATCAGATGAGACGCGGAGATAGGTCTTTGCTTCTTCCAGTGTTACTTCCATGTCCGCCTCCTTTATATGAAACCGCCCGCAGAGAGGGTGATCCCTGCGGACGGCTGGTTACAGTAGTTTCTTATCCTCTCGAAGAAGAGGCCGCCTTGACGGACAGACCCTTTACAGCCTCCGGAAGGATGAGCTTGCCGTCTACGCGCTCGGAAGCAAGGAAGCCAATCTGGCCGTTTGCCGCATAGAGCTCGGAGAGGCGCTTGAAGGAGCGTCCCTGACGGTCAGCGATCCAGTAGAAGCTGAAGTCGCCGAAGAGGATCGCGGTATTGCCCGCAGCAAGCTCCGGTGCGTAGATGCTGGTCTTGTAAGGACGGTTCAGGATGGTGTCGGGCTGGCCAGCTACAACAGAGGGCTGCCAGATGTAGTTCCCGTTGTTGTCCTTGATCTTCCTGAGCGCCTTGATGGTGGTATCGTTCAAGATCCAGATGGCCTTGTTCCTGTAGACGCTGCGGAGCGAATGGAACACATCCATGATGTCGTCGAAGGACACTGTGGCGTTGTTGATCTCCGTGGTCGCGCCGGTGGTAGCTGCCACCTTGGTGAACACGCCTTCGGGCTTCTTATTGCCGTCGCCGATCAGGAAAGCCTCCTCCTCGGCAGCACCGATCCTGCGTGCAAACTCGGTGGAGATGTACTTTTCGAGATCGAAGACAGAGTCGTTCATCAGCTCCTCGGAAACCTTGATCGCCGTGCCCAGCTTGTAAGCGGAAAGGCTGATCTGGTCGAAGGTATCGTCGGATTCAGGATAAAGGCCGTTCTCATCCATCCAAGCAGCAGTGCCGTGAGAGGCGACGACCGGAATGGTGTGGGTGCCGGACTGGGTCTGAATGACCGTGGCGAGGGAGCGGAAGAAGTTCTCCTCCTGCAGCGCATCGATCAGCTGCTTCTCGTACTCGTCAGGGACGAGGTAGCCGCCGTTGGCATCGGTGCCGACTTCCAGCACGTTCTGAACATCGTAGTAGTTGCGCTTGCGGATGTTGTTCCAGAAGGCGGAGCGGTATGCCTTGGAAGCAATGCCGGGCTTATCCTCCGGCTCATCCTTGGCACCGGGCTTTCCGGTAAGAGGAGCAGAGGTCGGTGCGCTCATCATTTTGTCGATCTGCTCCTGACGCTGCAGACGCTCGATGTCGTGGGTGAGGTCGGTGACTTCCTTCTCCATCTTGTCGTAGGTTGCGGCATCCTCCGCAGAGACCATGCCGCCGTTCTGAGAGTGGGTGTTAAGAAAAGCCTTTGCAGCCTCCCATGCCTTCGCTCTCTTTTCCATGAGTTCCATAATCTGAGTCATAATAAAAATCCTCCTTTAATGTGCGAGAAGCGAAAGGCGCTTCTCAAGATCGGTTACTGGTACCATGTGTTTATTTGCTTCCGGCTTCTTCTTTGGGATAAGCCGCGATAGCAGTGAGTCAGTGACGGCCTTGCGGGAGAAAAGCATCTCCGTATCGGCCTCGTCATTAGAGGCAGGTTCCTCGCCTGCCTTGAACAGAATCTCGTCAGCGAAACCGAGCTTCACGGCTTCCTTGGCGTTCATCCATGTTTCGGCATCCATCAGCTGTGAAATCTTGTGTCGGGAAAGCCCGGACTTGATCTCGTAGGCGTTCATGATGGATTCCTTGACTTCATTCAGCATGTCGATGGCCTTCTGCATCTCCTCAGTATCACCGATAGCGATGGTCGCAGGGTTGTGGATCATCATCATGGCCACAGGGCTCATGCAGACCTTGGTACCGGCCATAGCGATGACGGATGCCGCCGAAGCAGCAAGAGCGTCGATCTTGACCGTTACGTCATGCGGGTAATCCATCAGCATGTTGTAAATCTGCGCAGCAGCAAAAACATCACCGCCCGGACTGTTGATCCAGAGGGTGATGTTTCCGTCTCCGCTGCTTAATTCATCTTTGAATAACTGTGGTGTGACTTCGTCGCCGAACCATGTCTCATCGGAGATTTCCCCGTCGAGGTAGAGCGTTCGGTCTGAGCCAAAGCTGTCCGGTTCCTCGTTTCGCACCCAGTTCCAAAACTTTCTGGTCATAGTGCCTCCTTCTTTCGTTGCCGGGTGCGCTCACTTTGCTGTGGCTTTTCCGGCTCTTGTTTTGATTCTTCTGTTTCATCTGGCTCCTCCTGTGCCTGAGACGCGGCTGCAAAAATGCCTGCGTCCTTGAGCTTGGTCATGTTGCCGTTTATGAGATACAGGTCGCCGCCTTCCTCCTCCGGGATACGGTCGAGGTTTTCCAGCTCCCTGATATCGTTGGCGCTCATCCAGCCGTTCTGGCGTCCGGTCGCATAGCCGTTCATGCGGCTCTGGTAGTCTCCGCGAAGCAGGCCGTCCACATTGAACTTGAAGAAGTATTCCTTTTTCTCGTCCATAGACAAAAGCGCCCGCTGCATGGACTGTTCCCAGCGGCAGACCCACGGGTCGAGCGTGTATTTCACGAACTCCAGCGACTGCTGCTCGATGTTTGAAAAGCTCGACTTCTCAAGGTCGCCGATCATGTGAGGCGGGATGCGGAAAATACGAGCGATCTCATTGATCTGGAACTTCCGCGTTTCCAAGAACTGCGCCTGCTCCGGTGAAATGGAGATGGGCGTATATTTCATGCCTTCCTCAAGAACCGCCACCTTGTTTGCATTGGCGCTGCCGCCGAAAGCTGAGTTCCAGCTTTCCCTGACACGCTCCGGGTCTTTTACCACACCGGGATGCTCCAAGATGCCGCCGGGCGTTGCGCCGTTAGCGAAAAACTTAGCTCCGTATTCCTCACAGGCAATCGCCATACCGATAGCGTTCTTTGCCATCGCAATCGGGCTGTATCCCATCAGACCGTCAAAGCCAAGGCCGGGAATGTGCAGTACATCGCTTGGCAGGAGCCTGACGCGGCTGCCGTCCATCGTGTGTGCCTCATCCTGTGAGGTCTGGTATTCGTAGTAGAGATGGCCGTCTGCGTCGCGGTCAACCGTCATGCGGTTTGGCATAAGCGGATACAGTGCCACGACCTCGCCCTTGCCGTTTCTGATGATCTGCGCGTAGGCGTTTCCCCATAGAAGCAGGTGCGTCATCAGCGTCTCCCGAAAGACAAAGGATGTCATTTCCGGGTTTGGCTCATCATGAAGCAGGAAGTAGAGTGGATGAGTGGTCGCTTTTTCCTTGCCGCCACTGCCGTCGTATCGGTACAGGTGAACCGGCAGGCCAGCAATCGCCTCGGAAAGAATCCGAACGCAGGAGTAGACCGCCGTCATCTGCATGGCGGAGCGTTCCGTTACAGCTTTGCCGGAGGTCGTGCCGCCGAAGAAGAAGCGGTAGGAGCTTCCGCTGGTCGCATCCTTGGGCTTATCTCTGCTCCGAAAAAGTCCTGAAAAAATACTCATAGCCATCCCTCCAATCCGTTAAGGGCTTCCCGGATCACCAGAAAGCCAATCAGTGAAAGTATCAACATTGTTTTTGTCCCTATATGAAAAGGATGCCTCTGTCGTCATACACAGAAGCACCGTTGTCGTTGCCGCAGCGGATCGCCCGGTCAAGTGCCATGATGGTTGCGATGGCACCATCGATCTTCTCCGTGGACTTTTCCTTGTCGGCCTTGATGTTTCCGGCAGGATCGGTGCGGATGAAGATATTGTCCATGTTCCAGCGGAGCACCGGGTGGCCGCCGTGGGCGAGTTTCTTTTCCAGCGTCAGCTTCATCAGCTCTTTCGTGGGCGGGCTCATATCCTTGAAGCCCTGACCGAAGGGAACGACGGTAAAGCCCATGTTCTCAAGGTTTTGTACCATCTGGACAGCTCCCCAGCGGTCGAAGGCAATCTCACGGATGTTGAATCTGTCACCCAGCCGCTCGATGAATTTCTCGATGTAGCCGTAGTGGATGACGTTGCCCTCCGTGGTTTCGAGGTATCCTTCCTTTTCCCAGATGTCGTAAGGCACATGGTCACGTCTGACGCGCTGATCCAGCGTATCCTCCGGCACCCAGAAATACGGAAGGATCACATACTTGTCATCCTCATCCCTTGGCGGGAAGACCAGCACAAAGGAAGTGATATCCGTGGTGGAGGACAGGTCAAGGCCGCCGTAACAGACACGGCCTTCGAGGTCGTCCTCGTTTACCGCAAAGGCACAGGCGTCCCATTTCTCCATTGGCATCCAGCGGATCGCCTGCTTTACCCATTGATTTAAGCGGAGCTGTCTAAAGGAGTTCTCCTCACCGGGATTTTGTTTTGCCGACTCGCAGGCGGCTTCCACCTTGTCGATGCCGACCGTGATGCCAAGCGAGGGATTTGCCTTCTTCCAGACCTCCGGGTCTGTCCAGTCCTCGGAAGCATCCGCGCCGTAGATGACCGGATAGAAGGTCGGGTCAACCTTTCTGCCGTCAAGGATGTCCTGCGCTTTCTGATGGACTTCGTAGCAGATGGTGTTCGTATCGTTCCCAGCGGTCGTGATCAGGAAGTAGAGCGGCTGCATTCTGGCGTCACCGGAGCCCTTGGTCATAACATCAAAGAGCTTTCGGTTGTGCTGGGTGTGCAGCTCATCAAAGACCACGCCGTGGATGTTGAAACCGTGCTTCGAGTAGGCCTCGGCGGACAGCACCTGATAGAAGCTGTTCGTCGGCTCGTAGATGATCCGCTTCTGGGAGGCTAGTATCTTCACACGCCGGTTTAAGGCCGGGCACATCCTGACCATATCCGCAGCCACATCAAAAACGATGGTAGCCTGCTGGCGGTCGGCAGCGCAGCCGTAGACCTCGGCGCGTTCCTCGCCGTCACCGCAGCAAAGGAGCAGGGCGACCGCAGCGGCAAGCTCGGACTTGCCCATCTTCTTCGGTATCTCGATGTAGGCCGTATTGAACTGCCGGTACCCGTTTGGCTTCAGCGTTCCGAACAGGTCGCGGATAATTCTTTCCTGCCAGTCGATAAGCTCGAAGGGCTTTCCCGCCCATGTGCCTTTGGTATGGCAGAGCTGCTCGATGAACATCACAGCAAAATCCGCCATCTGCTTGCTGTAGTGAGAGGACTCGGCCATGAAGCGGGTCGGCTTGTAGTTTTTCAGTTTTCGCATTGGCATGAAAGCCGCCTCCTTCCGGGCAAAATAAAAGACCGCCAGCCGACGTGTTCGGCATGCGATCCTTGGTATCAGTACGAGAGAAAGAGCCCTGCGGCTCAGTCTCCCGGAATATTCATTCTCAGGGGTTTTAGTTGTAGTTTTGCAGGAGGATCATGTAGGCGAGCTGCGTCGGCTCATCCTCCGGCTCAATGTCCCAGCCTCTGTCGTAGTTGGCTGTGACCGTTCCGTTAATCTTGATCATCAGTTTGCTGATCTTGCCGCCGCCTATCCCGTATTCCTCGCTGGGTTCCTCGTAATGCTTTACCCAGTAGTGGCAAACCGTGTATTTTCCTTTGTCCTTGGCATCCGGTATTCCGATTGTTCCTTCGCTCCACATGGTTTAGGCCTCCTTTACCGTCATCTTGAAAGCCGGGATCAGGGCGCGGTCGTCGCTTCCGAAGTGGGTGTAGCGTTCCTTGACTCTGACGATGCCGTCCAATGTGCAGCCAAGCTCCTCGAAGCGGGCGATGGTCTCGATCAGGCTGGAGAAGGTGGAGCTTATCGTGAATTCCTTCACTCCCAGCTTCCTGCAGTCGGAAAGGATCGCCTCAATGTCGTCGTCCCAAATGACCTCGGCGAAGTTTGGCAGGTCGTTTCCGGCTTCCTTGCTGTAAAGGTAGGCCTGTCCGAGCGTCCAGTGGCATCCGATCTCGTCCCATTTCATTCCGGGCTTTGCGTTCTCAATGGCTTCGATTGTGTACTTCATGGTGGTTTCCTCCTTGTTTGGTGTTCCTTTTGGTATGTACATATATCACTCTGAACGCCTGTAATAGCAAGTTAATTCGGAGAATATATGTGACAATCCTGCTGGAATATCCGAGGTCGTAATTGTGTAGTTTACGCCTCGCCGGTCAGGATGAATTTTGCGTATTCTGACCGGTGATCCTCAAGGTAAAGAACCAGCTCGTAGAAGTCTCTCTCGTAGGCCAGCCGCTGGACAGTGGTTACATCAAACATATTCGTGAGGCCGGTGTCCCGGATGGCGAGAATCTGTTCTTTTACTTTTTCATCCATCTCATTCCACCACCTTCCTGACAAGGTCGATGCCGTAGATCACGTTCAGGCCGCAGCCGTTATCCCAGTTCACCATAAGGCTTCCGGTATCATCGACACCCGTAACCGTTCCCTTGGTGCCGATGGGTGGAGCCTGCACATCGTCCATCTGAAGGAGCTCCACGCGGGTGCCTGCCGGGTAGCGCAGGCGGAGCGCTTCAAGTTCGTGCTGCTTTATCATTCGCATGCCGCCACCTCCTTTTCCGGTGCGCCGTTCTTCCAGCTGGAGTTGCCGGAAAGGTTCTGAAGGAGAATCTTGCGCTCTGCCTTGTACTCGTTTCCGATGAAGCCAAGCCGCAGGAGGAAGCAGCGGAAGGCGTATTTCTCATTGTCGACTTCCTTTTCGGTGGCGCTTACCCGCTTCAGGTCTTTACTCATCTTGCAGAGGGCTGCGATGAAGTGTGTGTAAGCCTTGACCGCTTCCGGCTCCGGCAGTTCAGAAAACCAAGGGAAGGTGATTTTGTCTTCCGTGATCTCGATGCCGAGGTCGTCAATGCCGAGCGCCTTCTTGATGAGGCTTTCCTTGGCGGTGAGGAGGTTGGTGAGGTTTCCGACCGCAGCCTTCTCCAGCGGGAGGCTGACCGTAAGGCCGGTGCCTTCATCTGCTTCCGGTTCCTCTGCGGTGGCTTCCTCGTCGGTGCTTTCGATGTTCTCAGCCGGTGTGAAACCGTCCGCGATCAGGTTGTGGATCAGGCGCTCCAGCTTGTCCGCGTCCTCGCAGGTGACGCCGCCTTCCTTGTCGACCGTGATGTCGCCGATCTCAAAGGCGCAGGTCGGCATGAACTTGTAGATGGCCTTGTCGCCTGTAAGCTCTGCGATGGCTGCGACCAGTGCTTTTCTTTCTTTTCCGGTTACGTTGTAGTTTGCTTTCATTGTGTGTACCTCCGTTTTTCAAATGTGGTTTTTGGCTGTGCCTTTTGGCATGTATATACATCACTCTGAAAGCCTTATATAGCAAGCGTTTTCTCGATATTTCAAAGGAATATAATCGACAAATATACAGGGCAGAAATTGTGTACTATACACCCGCCGTGGGAGAGGTTTCGACCTCTTTTGCCAGAGCGGAGTAGTAGAGCTTTTCACCGTTTCTTACTACATACACATTTTCGGTGTCGCCGGTATCCTCCACATAGCGCCGGAGGATGACGGAGGCGTATTTCGGATCAAGCTCCATCATGCAGCAGATACGGTTGAGCTGTTCGCAGGCCATGAGCGTGGAGCCGGAGCCGCCAAAGGTATCAATGACCACGGAATTCTCCTGAGAAGAGTTCTGAATCGGATAGCCCAGAAGATCCAGCGGCTTACTGGTCGGGTGATCCTTATTGCGCTTTGGCTTGTCGTAGTTCCAGATGGTCGTCTGCTTTCTGTCGGAATACCACGGATGCTTGCCGTTCTGCAAAAATCCGTAGAGCACCGGCTCATGCTGCCACTGATAATCGGAGCGACCGAGCACGAGGCTGTTCTTTACCCAGATACACACACCGGCGAGGTGGAAGCCTGCGTCAATGAATGCCTTCCTAAAGGTGAGGCCTTCGGTGTCTGCATGGAAGCAGTATGCCGCTCCGCCTTTTTCGAGGTGGTCAGCCATGTTCTTGAATGCCGCCAGAAGGAACTTGTAAAATTCCTCGCCCTTTAAGGAATCGTTCTGGATCGTTAGACCGTCTGATGCTTTGAAGGATACGCCGTAGGGCGGATCGGTCAGGACGAGGTTTGCTTTCTTGCCGTCCATGAGCTTTTCCACATCCTCCGGAGAAGTGGCGTCGCCGCACATGAGACGGTGTCTGCCGACCGTCCAGATGTCGCCGGACTCCACGAAGGAAGCCTTCTCCAGAGCGGAAGTCAGGTCAAAGTCATCATCAGCGATGTCCTTTTCGTTTTCTGTACCGAGGAGTTTGTCGAGCTCACCGGCATCAAAGCCAAGGAGCGAGAGGTCAAAGGACTGATCCTGCAGGTCGGATAATTCGACCGACAGCATTTCCTCATCCCATCCGGCATTGAGCGCCAGCTGATTATCCGCAAGGATATATGCTCGTTTCTGGGCTTCGGTCAGGTTCTCGGCAAAGACGCAGGGCACATTTTCATAGCCTTCCTCGCGGGCAGCCTGAACACGTCCGTGTCCGACGAGGATGTTAAAATCCGCGTCAATGACCGCAGGGCTAACAAAGCCAAACTCCCGAAGGGAAGCTCTAAGCTGCGCGATCTGTTCCTTGGAATGCGTTCTGGCGTTCCGGGCGTAGGGTACCAGCTTATCTATAGGTACCTGTTCAAATCGTTCTGTATTCATTTACATGTTCCTCCTGCTTCGAAGCAGCTGCTCCATCACGCTGTCCTGCGGGCTGCCTTCAAACGGCTCGGTGCAGTTCTGCTTTACAATGTCGTAAATCTCATACCAGAGCAGGTTGGCCTGCTTCTGGAAATTAAGCGAGAGCTGCACGAACGGACTCGCGATGGCAGCTCCCGTAGTCGGGTGTTTTCCGAGCAGGCCGTATTTGCTGACCGCCTCGGAGCACTGAATGTATCTGGCAAAGGCCTCGGAGTAGCTTTCGAGCAGGCGCTTGTTCACGAGCCTGTCGCAGCCGCGTTCCTTGAGCCACAGCCATGTTTCCTTATAGATTTCATCCGCGCCCAGCGGCTTTCCGTCCTTCTGCTGTGCAGAGAGGTAGTCGTCCGGGCTTGGCATATCCATGCCTTCGAGCTCCACGCCGTCACCGATGTCCTCTGTGTCGAGGTCGGTTAAGTCGTCTGTGAAGTCGGGAAGCTCCATGCGTCTTGCCGGAGCTCCTCTTGTGATTTTGTCGGCGAGGGCGTCAGGCTTGGAGCCCGCTTTTACACGCCGCCCGCCGCGATTGGTTCCGTCTTTTGCCACGTCAATCACTCCTTGTCTTATCGGGCTGGGTTTAATACCCCGTTTGAATTGCAATTTTTGCGAAGAAGACCCCGCGCCGTTTTCCGGGAAAACAGGTCGTAGAGATTTTGACCGCCCCTACCGGTCGCCGCGCTCGTGGTGAATCTTCTCGTGGCACGAACGACAAAGGCTCATAAGATTGGACTCCTCGTTCGTTCCTCCGTCAGCAAGAGGAATGATGTGGTGGACTTCCTCGACCGCGACGTAGCGTCCGGCCTTTAAGCACTGCTCACAGAGCGGATGCTTGTGAACGTACCTGTCACGGATTCGTTTCCAAGCTCTGCCGTAGCGTTTGCCGGGAGAGTAGCCGCGCTGGAACTTCTCGTAGTGTTGTTCCATCACCTTGGCGTGCTCCTCGCAGTAAACACCGTCGGTTAAGTTCGGGCAGCCGGGAAAGCGGCACGGTCGTTTTGGTTTCCTCGGCATAAGCCGCGCCTCCTTTCGGGCAAAGAAAAAGCCCTGCAGGTACTTCCCGCAAGGCTTGGTGGCTGCGCGTGCAGCCGTTTCTTTATTCTGTTTCGCTGATTATATACTATCATAAGTACAGGGTGGGCATCTTAGGACAAATGTGGACATTTCGGGCGCATTTCATATTTCGATAGGTTCTTTTGGGAGAGAAGCATGCAGCAGTGCGTTTCCATGCCAGCGCCGGATGGTGCGGGCATCTGCACAAAGCTCGGTGCCGATCTGCTCCCACGTATAGTTATGGATGTAGCGGTACTTCAAAACCATGCGCTCGTCGGTGTCCGGAACCGCCTCGATCACTTCCCGGATCTGCTTTTTCAGGTCGGAAAGCATCTCAAGCTCCCGTGCGATTCTCTGTTCCAAGTCCCAGAGCTTTTCAAGCGTCCGGGCAAAGGGAGCCTCGTTATTCCTTGAAGTCTGCACCCGGTCTTTATCATATTGGATAGCCGACACGCTGCCCGCCATCTCACGAAGGTTCTGGGCTTCCATCGTATCGGACTTGATTCTCTGATCAAGGCGGTAGGCCTGATGGAGATATTCTTTTACTGTCATTTAGGCTTAGCCTCCTCTCGTAGTTTTGTGATTAGGTACTCGCCGTCCACGCTCGTCAGGGTCTTGTACCAGCCGGAGCGGAAGAACCGCTCGCACTCCATCGCGTCTGCCATAGCCACCTGATTGCTGGACTTCTTTTTCAGGCGCTTTATGGCATCGCGGTAATCCTTCACGGCTTGCAGCACGATTGCATTGGCGAGATTTTCATACGGATCAGCCATCACACCACCTCGGCCTTGACCGCGTCGATAAGTGCCGACTGCGTCATTTCTTTCTTGGTGAGTGCCCGCATGATCCGCTCATCAATGGTGCCCTTTGTGATGATGTGCTGGATCACAACGGTATGGGATTCTTGGCCTTGTCTCCAGAGGCGGGCGTTGGTCTGCTGGTAGAGTTCCAGCGACCATGTGAGCCCGAACCATACAAGGGTGGAGCCTCCGGCCTGAAGGTTTAGGCCATGACCGGCAGAGGCCGGATGTATGACTGCTACAGGAATCTTTCCCGCATTCCAGTCAGCGATATCGCGGCTTGTCTTGATCTCCCGGACATTGAAGCGGTTCTTGATGCGGGATAAGTCGTGCCGGAACCAGTAGGCCACAAGGAGCGGTTTTTCATTGGCGGCTTCGATGATATCCTCCAAAGCGTCCAGCTTTCTGTCGTGAAACTCGATGATTTCTCCGGTATCTGCATAAATCGCGCCATTGGCCAGCTGGGAGAGCTTTCCGGTAAGCGATGCTGCATTTGCAGCAGTGACTTCACCGTCCGGGAGTTGCAGGATGAACTCCTGCTTCAAATCCTCGTAGCGATCACGCTCCGATTCCGAAAGCTGCACCTCGTAGGCCGTGGATACCAGCTCTGGCATCTTCAGGTGGTCGGTCGATTTCATGGAAATCGTGATGTCCGAGATTTTCCGGTAAATGGCGTCCTCCGCATAGGGCAGAGGCTTGTAGGAGTAGATAATCTCGCCGTTACGCTTGTCCGGCATGAAATAATTTGTCCGGTACTGCGTGATGAAGCGTCCGAGGCGCTCACCCATATCCAGCACTTTGAACTCTGCCCACAGATCCATGAGACCGTTGGAAGAAGGTGTACCGGTGAGGCCGATAATGCGATGGAGCCGAGGTCTAACCTTCATCAGAGACTTGAAGCGCTTTGACTTATGGTTTTTGAAGGACGAAAGCTCGTCGATAATCACCATATCGTAGTCAAAGGGAAAGCCGGACTCGTCAATGAGCCACTGCAGGTTTTCTCGGTTGATGATCGTGATATCTGCTTGCTGCATAAGCGCAGCTTTCCGCTCCTTGGCAGTCCCGACCGCGACCGAAAAGGTCAGACCTGCAAGGTGACTCCATTTCTGGATTTCCGAAGGCCAAGTATCACGGGCGACTCGTAAGGGAGCGACCACCAGAACGCGCCGTACCTCAAAGCTGTCAAATAAGAGGCTATATACGGCAGTCAGGCTGATGACCGTTTTGCCAAGTCCCATATCGAGAAGGACGGCGGCTACGGGATGCTTTTCGATGTAGCGGATGGCGTAGTCCTGATAATCATGTGGCGTGAAGTTCATCAAGCATCCCTCCAATCTGTGCGATATCGTCAATGACGTAGACCTTGAATCCCAGCTCCCGAAGGAGTCGATGCCTTGCCAGCTGGAGTGGGCGTGGTTTCTTTCCCGGAGCCTTAAGCTCCGCAAAGCCGACATGGCCGTCAGGTAATAAGATCAGGCGGTCGGGCATTCCTGCGAAACCGGGACACACGAGCTTTGGTGCAATCCCACCGGCCTTTTTGACCGCCATTGTTAACTTGTTTTCTATCTGTTTTTCGTTCATTGCAAACCTCCGTCAGGCGTTAATTTCCGGCGAGGTGCAAGGTGTATCAATGGTATTTCCTGAACTTTTTCTTATAGACTTTTTTTAAGCCCTTAGAGAGTTTTTATATAAGACCTTGATACACCTTGCACATAGGAGCCGATTACTGCAGAAAATCCTCCTCTGCACCGGTATCTTCACGAATCTTTAAGCCCTTGAAATAGCGCTTCCGATTCACGGTCAGCCGGTCAAATCCGGCCTTCTCCAGCGCAAAGTAGAAGTCCGCCGTGCTGCGCACATACTCGTTGCAGTCCAGCGAATAGTTGCGGTACGCCTGATAGAGAGCCGAGGAGCTTTCCTTGAACGAGTCATCCACCTCGCATTTCTCCTCCAGAAAGTGTCCGAACCAGTCGTTCTGTGCGCGGTATTCTTCGATGGCCTTCTTCACGCAGTCCGGCACCGGGATCTGGTATTCCAGCTCGATGACCTTCTTGGCACCCTCGATCACCCATGCCAGAATGCTTTCACCGGCATTCTCATACAGGTACTCGCTGTAATTCTTGATGTCGGCTTTGCCTTCGATCTTGGCATTGAAGGGGATCACGATAAGCCTGCGCCAGATACCATCATCCGAAGCGGATACCCTTGGCAGGTGATTCGTATACAAAACCAGCGTGTGGCAGGGCTTGAAGGAAAACGGGTCTTTATACTTCTTTTCCGCGAACACATCGTCCGTGGAGCAGAGCTGCTTGACCGTGGAATCATTGAGGCGTGCGCCTTCCTGCATTTCCGCAGCGATCAGCAGGCGCTTTCCCTTGACCTCGGCCATTTCGGGCTTGATGTTCCTGCGGCAGCCTACAGTCAGGGTATCTGCGGAGATGTTTCCGCTGTAGAGACCCAGCACGCGGGAGATGGCATTCCAGAAGGTGGACTTGCCGTTTCGGCCATCGCCATAGGCAATAATGAGGGCTTCCACATAGACCTTCCCGATGACGGCAAGGCCACAGATCATCTGCACATAGTCGATCAGCTGCTGATCCTTCTGGAAGATAAGGTTCAAGTTGTCCTGCCAGAGCTGCTGGCCTTTGCTGCCGGGAGATACCGAGGTTATCTTCGTAATGAAGTCGTCAGCGGAGTGCTCGCGGGCACCGGCCAGACCTTTCCTAAGATCATAGGTCGCTTCCGGTGTACAGAGCAGGAAGCAGTCCGCGTCCAAGTCCCTCGGAGAGATTTCCAGCATCGGGTGGGACTCCTTGAGGGTAGAAGTAATGTTCTTGGAGTCACGCCGTTTGACCGCAAAGCTCTGATATGCCTTGGCGGCAAGGAACTCCTGATAGGCCTCCATCTGCTCATCGTTCATAAGCTGTTCGGCCTTCGACTTTGATGTATTATCGAGAATCTCCTGTGCGCCGCAGTTCTTCAGCTTTTGCAGCGCTTCGAGCATGAGCCGCGTGGATTCGGAAAGCTGTCTTCTGGTAAGCTCATGAGCGACAGCCTGAGCGCCGGGCTCTGTTTCCTGCCAGTAGTGGTCGCTGTAGCGGATGAAGTGCGTGGCCGGTGAGTAGCGCAGCTCGTTCGAGAAATACTTCGCCAGCACCTCGGCCTGACCGACATCGGAGAAGTCGTCCGGCTTATAGCTGTTCTCGTCGTTGTAGACCTCCGGAGGAATGTACCCGGCTTCGCTGCTGATTTTGGAATAAAAGCGCTGGGCACTGTGCCAGATGGTGGCAAGCTCGCTATTGTCGAGAGGCGGCTGGCAGGTCGCGGCTTTCTCTAAAAAGCTCTGGTAGGCCTTTTCCGTATCGCCGTATTTCTTGATGACGATCCCGGCAAAGCGAGACATGGTGGCGTTGCGGCTGCCTTCCGGGATCACGGTATCCTTTTCATGGCCTCCGGGAAGATTTGCATCGAACTCGTCGTCATTCAAAAATTCCGTAAGGTTCATACGACCGGGATAGAGCTCCACGTCCGGATCTTTCGTACCAAAGAAGAAGCGTGCCGCATCCAGCGCGTTCGTATCAAAATACGGGAAGATGGAGTTCACCAGCTTCTTCATATCGCCGTAAAGGGCAGAGTCCGTCACGCGGTCAATGGGAAAGAGCACATGGAACTTCGGCCTTGCAGGCTTTCCGTTTTTCTCCCGGTTATTGAAGCGGCTGTAGTGGATGGCAAGGCTTACGCCGGGAAATGCCTCCAGCACATCGGAGGGCTTGATCCAATCTGTCGGATCTTCTGAGTGGTCGTTGTCGCAGTCTACGGGAAGGCAGTCTGCAGAGAGGAAGTTGTCGTTGTTGCGGTAGTGGTTTTTGTATTCCGCACATACATAGTCATGGCAGACAGCCGCTTTCAGGCTGTCCGCATCCATGACCACAAACTTATGAGGATAGGAGCAGTTACCGGGATTTCCGATAAAGTCCGCGCTGTAGAGGGTAAACATCAGTCGTACACCTCCTTCGATTCATCTTCGAGCACCTTTGTGATGAACTTCAGCGCCCGGATCATGGTTTCCAGCTCGCAGTCGCCGCCAAGGGTGACCTCAAAGCCGTCGCATCCCCATTTGTTGATGATGGGCTTGATCTCCATATCCGTGCTGGCCGCATCCTGAATACGGAAATAGGTGCGTCCGCCGTGGCCGGTGTCGCCGCCCTGATATCCTGTGGTACCCGCTTCGACTTCGAGAATGTTGCAGCTTACGACCTCGCGGGTATAGGTGGTGATTTCTGTGCCGTCATCAAGCGTCCGGCGATTTTCTTTTATTTCAAACATGGTTAGACCTCCTGACATTCTTCTGTGAAATAGCGCAAGTGGTAGCCTTTCCACTTGGCACGTTTGATTTCTGCTTCCATCCCGGATGAGATGCGGCTTCCGAACACCCAGACCTCCGCGCACTTGCTCAGAAGCGCATTCCCGAAGAAGAGACCGAGCTCGCGCTCCGACGGGTCATCGTCGTTCAGGAACTGCGGGTACAAAAGATGCGGAGCGATGGGAATGAAGCCCTTGTCCACGGCAAAGCGGCAGTAGCGTCTGGCCGCAGCCACGTTTCCCACCACATCTCCGGAATAGGGAGAGCAGATGTAGACGATAGGCCTAAAGGCACGCAGGAACTGCTTCTCATTGGCGGCAATCCGACAGATCGCCTCACCGGCAGTCGGGTCAGGATAGCCTTCACTGTTTCGATAATCGTTACTCAAACCTTGAGTCCTCCTTTCCGGGCAGACTTAAAAGGCGTCCACCTCTAATTTCCACTGGAGATGAACGCCTGATTTGAGCGGACGATATTTAATCTTTTTTGTAGAAGGGCGTGGTGTACCCGTCTGCCCGAAGCTGCAAGCCGCGAGCCCAAGGCGGAGTCCTGCCCATCTGTTCACAGAGAACGTCAAGGGACATGCGAGGATCAGCTTCAATGACAAGCTCGTCGTGGATATGCATGACAATTTCGCAGTTTTTGAGCGTCTTCATGGCATAACAGAGAATGTCGCGGGAGGTGGCCTGCACGATGTTTTCCACAAATTTCGGGCCGTATGAGTCGAGCCGTTCCCACTTTTTCGTGGCTCCGACGCCTTCATAGGTGATACACTCTCCGCCGAATTTGTTTGTGCCGACCTTCGGCTTCACATAGGCGAGGTTTCTGCCGGAGGGCAGCGTGATAAAGAGCATCCCGGAGCGGCAGGAAAAGGTCAGCCCGTAGGACGAGGTCGTGTGCTTATGCTTTACGGCCTCCATGACCGCCCGGTCGACATCCCACCAGAATTTTACGATGTGCGGATTGGTCTGCCGCCAAGCATCTACCAGAGGAGGAAGCTCGTCTTCGGACAAGCCCATCTCGATAGCGCCCATCGCCTTTAAGGCACCGACCGAGCCGCCATAGCCGAGCGCGAGTTCTGCGATCTTGCCTTTTTGCCGCAGGTGGCCGTTGACGCCGTGCTTCTCAACCGGGACATGAAACATCTGGGACGCGCTGGCGCAGTAGATGTCGCCGCCGTCTGCAAAGACCTTCTGCCGCCACATCTCACCGGCATACCAAGCGATCACACGGGCTTCGATAGCAGAAAAGTCCGAAACATAAAGCTGCGTGCCGTCTTTCGGAATAAATGCTGTCCGGATGAGCTGCGAGAGCGTGTCCGGCACATCTTCATACAGGAGCTTCACGGCATCAAAGTCTCCGGATTTTACAAGGGCGCGGGCATCGGCCAGATCCTCCAGATGGTTCTGCGGGAGGTTTTGTAATTGGATGAGCCTGCCTGCCCATCGACCGGTGCGGTTGGCTCCGTAAAACATGAACATGCCGCGAGCCCGGCCATCATCGCAGACTGCCCGTTCCATCGTCTGATATTTCTTGACGGAGGATTTGGCAAGCTGCTGGCGGAGCTCCAGAACGGTCTGAAGCTCTGAGGGAGCAGTCTTTATGAGTTCGGCCACGACCTTTTTACCGAGGCTGTCGGTTTCGAGGCCGTTGTCAGAGAGCCACTGTTTCATTTGCTGGACGGAGTTGGGATTGTCGAGCTCCGTAATATCCTTCATGGCCGTGGTCAGCTCTGTCCGGGAGCGAGTATCCATCTCGATGGCTTCCTTCACCAGATCCATGTCGAGCCGAACGCCTCTGTCGTTGATTTCCTGATCGATGCGATATTCATCCCAGACAAAGTCTGGTACCGGGAAATTGGTAAGGCGCTGCTGGATCGCCATCTCAACCTCGACGTCCCTCTGGTTATATGCCTTGAAGGTTTCCCACTTCTCAGGATCATGGAAGGGCATGTTACGGGTGCGGCCTCCGTTGGCTTTTGTCGCAGCGCAGGGCACGGAGAAGTATTTGATGAGCGCTTTGCCCTCGTCCATCTTCTGATCTTCGAGCTTCAACACCTGACCGACGCCTTTAAGGGAAAGCGGCAGTCCCATCGTGGCCGCCCAGACCATAGAGCACTTCCAGCCTTCCGGATTTAAGAACCGGGCGCACTCCGTGGAGAGAGGGTGGTTATCATGGAATGGATCAAGGCTCACGCCAAGATCGGAAAGATACCGGGACAGGCAGACTCGTTCAAAGTTTGCGTTGAAAGCCCACTTTGTCACATCGTCGTCTGTCAGGGCATCGATGATTTCCTGCGGGATGTGTTCTCCCTGTGCAAGGTCAATGACCTGCACCTTGTCGCCATCGACCGCATAACCGAACAGCAGGATTTCAAAGTTCGGAGACTCCGCGTATTTGTAAACGCCGCACTTGTTCAGGTCGATGTCGGAGAAGGTTTCTATATCTATACTGATGTTTTTCAATCGGATCACCTCAATTCAAACAGGCGGCCTAAGATCGCTCCTAAGCCGCCTGCCGCTTTCGTTTTACTCCAAGGACTTCATGCGCTTCTCGTGATACTCGCGTTCATGTTCGGCCTGTTCCTTCTCACGCTGCATGCGTTCCTCATGATACTTGAGGTCGCGGGCGGCAGATTCCTCTTCGCGCTTTTCACGCTTGCGGTCGTTGAAAAAGTTCTGGATGGACGAGATCAGGATCACGATGCTGAAGATCAGCCAGATGGCGATCAGCGCAGTAAGCAGGATTGTCTGTAAAGTTGTCACTGTCATAGCCGCACCTCCATCAGTTCAGGAAATCTTCGTCGTCATCGGTAGCGAAGTCAGACTCTGCGCTGGCCTTGCCGCCGAGAGGCTCACCGTCACGGATCTTCTGCAGGTTATTGAGCCCGCAGGCGATTCCTTTGTTTCCGGAAGAGTTGAAGGCGTAAAACGTGATGCTGGCTCTGCCGTACACACCGGAGTACACCTCGGAGCGGGTCAGGATCGGGTTCAGGTCTGCGTCCACGATGCCGGGAGCAGAGGTGGCGTTGGCATTAACGAAGTAGGAGTTCTTGTAGGCTTCGTCGTCCGGGCGCTCTGCATCTCCGTCACGAAGAGGAGTCTTCAGAACGGAAAGAGCCGGTACGGACTTGCCGTTGCCCTTGAGCTTGGCCTCGCCCTCCTTGTAGGCAGCTTCGATGGCGGCCTTGATCTTGGCGATGGTCTTGGTGTCGGACTTCGGGATGATGAGGCTCACGCTGTACTTGGGTGTGCCGCCGTTCACGGACTTGGGCTCCCAGACGTTTGCGTAGCTCCAGCGGGTGTCAACACCGGTGATAACCTTCATGGGATTGCTGATTTTTACATTCTTACTCATTGTCGTTTTCCTCCATAAAATCATTTTTTGCTGTATTCATGGCCGGACGCTTGTCAGACTCCGGCACAAGAGTGGGTTTGCCCTGCGGCTTTTCGATGTAGGCCGTCAGGAGTTCATCAAAGCGAGACTTGCCGAGGAGCTTCTGCATGGCGGTGATGCCGAGCAGCTTCTTCTCATACGGGTCAAAGCCCGCTTTCTCGACCGCATCAATAACTGCGGCCTCGTTGTTGTACCTGCGGTTGGCTCTGCCCTCGACGAGCTTGAAGCCTGACCATTCCTTCCCGGAGAGCGCCTGCTGGAGAGCGTATTCCTTGATGTCGGAAGCCCAGCTGACCAGCTCGTCCACTTTTCCGAGAATGACCTCGATCTCCGTATCTGTGAGCAGAGGCGGGAGCTTGAAGTCGTGCTGCGCGAGCTTTAAGTTTGCTTCGGCTCTGGCGCGGCACTCATTCTTGGCCTTACAGAAGCCGCACCATTCGCCGCACAGGAAGTTCCCGTCACCGGCAAAGGCCAGCTCTGCGGTGGGCTTTAGGACTTCATCCGCCCAGCGGTACAAATCTTCCTTGCTGATCTCGTAGGTGCTTACATTCTGGCGTCTCGGCTGATAGATGGTCATGGAAACCTTGTCGATGTCGTAAAGCGCATCGAAAAGCTCCAAAGCGCCAAGGCTGTAACACTGCATCTGCGGATTTCCCTCTGCGGAGACTAAGACGCCAAGACCGTGCTTGTAGTCGAACACACGGAGCGTGCCGTCTGCGACGATTATGCAGTCGGCGGTGCCGAAGCCCTGTTCTACCCAGCGGGAGAAGTCTACGCGCTGCTCGATCAGGACGACCGGATCAGCGCAGGTTTCCTTGGCGGCCTCGACCTGCTCCAGCACATATTCGGCATAGCCGCTGGTGCAGTCTTCCATCTCCTCGGAATACCACTTGAGGCTTTCGGTCGGGTCTTCCGCAGGTAGTCCCAGCGCGGTCTTTAACTTGAACTCGCCAAGCGCATGAGCGTCGGTGCCTTCTGCAGCGTAGTCGCTTCCTTTATCCTCGTAGGATTCACAGAGCCTTGCCGACGGCGGGCAGTGGAGCCAGCGGTCAGAGCTTGAAGCCGACAGGATCGCGTGTGCTTTAGCTGCCATTGCCGATCACCTCCGCGTCCTTCATCAAGGCTTCGTAGTTTGCCGGGTCAACAGCCGAGAGCTTTTCGGCACCATACTTCTGGAGCAGGGAGCGTACCTCTGTGGTATGACCGGCGCGGGACTTTTCGGCAAGGACGGCTCTTACGTCCTCCAGCTTGATTTCCAGCTTCGGCTTTTCCTTCTTGGCCTTGGCAGGTGCTTCGGGAGCCGTCGCCTTGTCGCCGGAAAACTGCTGGTAGAGCCAGTCGGCTGCGGCATTAATAGAAGCAGCAGCGCTTCTGAGTTCTTCGATGGTCTGTGCCATTTCTGCCATCTTTGACATTCGTTTTTCCTCCTTCCTCGGATTTGCTTGCGGCAAGGATTGAGAGGTTCCTTGCCAGTCTGGCGGATACGTGGCTGATGGTATTTAGGAGCTTGATCTCCTCGGCCACGTTGCCGCCGGTGTCTGCGTAACTGCGGTACATCATGTTCACCTCGCTTTCTGAAGGCTTTGTCTCTGTCCTTCACCTTCCACTGGAGATGAACTGTCGATTTGAGCGGAGGAATTTATAAAAAAGTTTTCCGGCCACCATCCCGAAGTGGGGCAGTGACCGGAAAGCTGTGGTTCGTGGTCTGGGTATTACTTGTCGCCGGTAATCCTGCGAAGGTCGGTGCGGTACTTCTTCATCTGATCAGCGAAAGTCTTCTGCGGGCGACCGAGCTCTCTGGCGATGGCACGGTCGGAGATGCCCTCCGGATGATCCTTCCAAAGCTGAATGATGGTATCGGCCTCTGGGTCAAGCTCACGCAGACGGGAAAAGAGCTGCTCCAGCAGCATGCGGTCTGCGATGACCTCGTCCATAGGCTTGCGGGTATCAGGGATATAATCGCCGATGGTACCGTTGCCGTCAGGGAGAGGCTGATCCAGAGAAGATGTGTCGCCCGTAGCGTGGTACTCGCAGCCGATGCAGTCGCCGTCGCACTTCCATATATAACGGTATGGACACATGCAGCGCCCGTGATCCTGCTCCTTGTGGCGGATGCGGTCGGCTTCCTTATAGAAGGAGTCGTGCTGCGCCTTGGTGACCGGCACCTTCGCGCCGGTGCTGCGAACGTAGATGAAATAGGTCTTCTGTTTACTCTCGTTGTCATTCTTTTTCATAATGAAACCTCCAAGTTTCGAGTGATTCCCGAACCGGAGGCTTCATGAAAAAAGAGCGTGAAAGGCCGACCGGAACGGGAAATAAATCCGTTTCAGTTGCCAATCACGCTCGTAGATTGGGTTTATTTACTTGTGACCGCTATGGCCGTTCGAGCCACTCTGCATGCCGGGTGAGCGTCCGTAGCGGTGAGCCTTTTAATGCCTTGCTCAGGGCGGTGACCTTTATCTGAGATCCGCTTCGATGGCGTATAACTCGCTGAATACGTCCGGCAGATCACACGGATTCAGGTCTTCGACGCTGTGAGCGCCGTGTTTCTGAAAAACAGAGTCGACCACAGCCGATCCTACTTGGGAGCTGATAATAGACGCTGATTCTTCAATGCTTGTGATGTAGCTGTCTTTTTCGCTGGTTGTCATCTTTTGCCTCCTTCCTCGCAGCTCCCTTTCCAGTAGGTGCTGGTGGTCTCTTAGGCTTCACTGGAAAATCCGTGGCCAGCGGATTTATCAGCCTGTCTTTATTTTCGTAGATTTGGACTTGGGATTACATGGAGCGGACTTGTAGGAAACTTGGATTTGACTTGTACGGCAAGAACAAAAATCCCACCTTTAACTTCTCCAAGGCTAAGTGCGGAAAAGTCAAAGGTGGGATTGAAATTTACACAAATCTGTGATATAATAAAATATCGTCTGAAATTTACAGGTACACTTCACCTTACAAGGTGCGTTTTTAGGAGGAACGGGCATGAGCTACAGCTACAACAAGCTATGGAAACTGCTGATAGATAAGGGCATGCTGAAAAAAGACCTCATGGCAAAGACAAAGATCACATCTTCCACGATAGCAAAGATGGGAAAAGGCGAAGCTGTGAGTATGGATGTTCTTGGACGAATCTGCGCAGAGCTGGAATGCAATATCGGAGATATCGTCGATTATGTGAATGAAGGAAACTGATTCCGAGAGGAGGGACTTGTCTGTGACGCTTTGTTTTGCAGCGCTCATCAAGGTACTTAAAATATGCTCCAAGCCGAAAGTCTACAACAAGACCCTCTGTGGAGCAGTGGCAAAAACGATTGATGAGTATTATGGGGGTATATTAGAGACAGACGATGGCACGGTCAGCCATCTAATTTCTTGCGACTACAATCTTTCTCCCGAAAACATAGTGGAACCGGCTAAGGAGATTGCTTTTTCAAAAGTATCGAAAGGGATGACAAAGTTTGTGCTTCCCTTACTTGATGCAGATAAGCTCCCTCTTGGTGTTCTTGCGTTGCGCAGTATCGCTCTGTCCAGTGTGACGGAGCCCGACGCAGAAATTGGCCGGATGAAGCGGTCTGCCTTAGAATCGGCGACGGCATTCGATCCGGCGGACTTTCTTGCAAACATCTTTCTATATACGGCGATTGCTGTAGAGAACAAGAGTGGCAAAGACACAATTGACCTTGTTGATAAGTCCTTTGTAGAAGGCTTTGAAGCACAGCGGGCTTCGATAAAGCTGGAGCCTGACACGATAATTGAGCCGGTAGAGCTTGACCGGACATTGAAAGACAGCGATTTTGATGCCGTATTTCGTAAAGTTCAATGCGACGATGACCTTGATCTGAAGAATAAGAGTGGCCTGAACCTGTACTATTTGGATATTTCAGACTCCGCCTTTGATTATATGGCGCTGAACGAATATCTTTTTGATAGCGTGGGAATGTATGTTTATTCCCGGACGCAGATGAAGGCGTTCGAGGATAAGAAAAAGATCAGGAGCATGGGAGCAAAAGCCCTGCGTCTGATGAAGGCCAATGGAAAGCCTGATGAAAAAGGTACCGGAAACGAACTCGGCGAAATGCTGCTGTTTGCATTTCTGGAAGATGGATTGCACGCGCCTAAGCTGCTTAGCAAGGTAGAAATAAGTACGACGGCCAGCCAGTTCAGCAGCAAGAGCGATTGTGTCCATTTGCTTAAGAGAAAAGTGAATGGCGAGATCAGCTACCAGTTGGTTTTTGGAGCGTCGTGTATAAATGGAAATATCACGAGCGCCATCGACAGTGCGTTTGAAGTGCTCGCTGCCATAAAAAACAGGCGGGTAAGAGAGCGCCAGATGGTCGATAGCACTCTGTTTAATCATACATACGATGATGAAACTACGGAGCGGCTTCGTCAGATACTCGTGCCGAGTAAAACAAGACAGACAGCGCCCGATATGGCTTTTGGCGTTTTTATTGGTTATACGATTGATGCTGAGGCCGACGATAACGACGCTTTTAGAGCGAAATGCATGACGCAGATGGAAGCCGATATTAAGGCGGCAATTCCCTATATCGAGAAAAAGGTCGCTGACCTTAAACTTGGCATGCATTCATATTATTTCTACTTCCTGCCGTTCAATAACGCGGAAGAGGATAAGAAGCAGATAATGGACGAGTTGTTGCTGGGAGGTGTGGATTAAATGAATGACACTACTGGCACGCTTGGATATGCAATATTCACCGGCTTAGAGAAGAACGAATACCTCAACGAAATATACGATGCGTTGCTGCATAATGACTTCCTCCGGCTATTTTGTATTAACGATACAGCACCGAAGGCAGTCAGTACGGAGGATGCCTTGAGGTTTGCCGACCTGCTTTCAAAGTCCGTCAACACAGAGCAGTCCGAGCGCCATCGTTCTCTGGCACAGGAGATTATTACGCTTTTGGATATGCTGAATCCTAATGATGAGGAGATTCAGTATGTTATGGGTTCGGTGCTTTCGAGTACAAGTAACTATCTCGGCCTTCAGCATAGCGTCCCTGATTTTCAGGAGAATAATGTTTTTGACCGTTTGTCAGATGAAGTAAACAGAGACTACCTGCGGATTCCATCTCAGAAGACCGGCTATTTCCTAAGATCACAAAAGGCCGTATACGACCACATGACCGAGGATGAGTATTTTAGTTATTCCGGGCCGACATCGATGGGTAAGTCCTTTGTAATGAGAACATTCATCCGGGAGCGAATTAGAAAAAGCCCGGATTGTAACTTCGCAATTCTTGTACCTACAAAGGCTTTGATAAACGAGGTGTCAAAGGAAATTGCCGACAATCTCGGCGAGCTTCTGCGGCAGCACGATTACAGGATTATCACATCGGCAGGAGCTATGATCCTTCAGGAGAAGAACGAGCACAGATATGTTTTTGTTATGACTCCTGAACGAATGATGTATCAGCTGATCGGGTTTAAGGATATACCGATTCACTACCTGTTTATAGATGAGGCACAGAATATTTCAGAGAAAGAAGGTCGCAGCGCATTCTACTATCAAGTAGTCGGAATGCTGAATCGCTCAGAAACGCGACCTCACATGATATTTGCGTCTCCGCACATCCCCAATCCGGATATCTATCTGGAGTTAATTCCGAACGGGATTCAGGGAGATCGGTCTGAGATGACCTCGTTATTTACTCCGGTCAGTCAGGAAAAGTTCTTGATAGATTTGCAGGAGAGGAAACTTGGTTATTATAACGGCCTCACGGAAGAACTGCATGTGCTTCATTCCTTTGAGCCAGACCGTGACTTTCAGTCGTTCATTACTGAGCTTGGCGAAGGAAAGAAAAATCTGATTTATTGTAATGCAAAGGCGAAGGTCGTAAAGTTTGCCCGCGACTATGCTGAAACACTGCAGCCGTTGAACGATCCCGACCTGATTGCTCTTGCAGAGGAAATACGAGAGCAGGTGCATGAGGATTATTATCTTGCGGGTACTGTTGAAAAAGGTGTCGCATACCATGTTGGCTATCTTCCGACGAGTATCCGGTTGCGTATAGAAGAACTCTTTCGGAAGCGCGACGGAGGTATTCATACCATTTTCTGCACCAGTACGCTGCTGGAGGGCGTAAATCTTCCTGCAGATAATCTGTTTATTACGGATCACAAAAATGGGTCGTATCCAATGTCGGCAGTCGAGTTTCGTAACTTGATCGGACGGGTAGGAAGAATTCAGTATACGCTTTATGGGAATGTTTTTCTGGTTTGTCTTGCAGATGATGATAAGACTAAGCCGGAAAATTATGTGACTCTGTTGAAGAAAGAAGTCGAAGCACAGACGCTTTCGATTGTATCTATAAGCGATAGAGAAAAGGAATATGTCCTTGATTGTCTGCGTCAGGGCAAGACAAAACTTGAGAAACTGAGCGACCAGACGATTGAGCAGTTTTCGTTAATGCGCAAGGCCGCAAACATTCTTCTTCGGGAGATCATGCTTGACCGCAGAGGCCGGGTTCGCAGGGAGTTTGAGGAAAAAATGACTGCGAGCGATCCCGTGCTTATAAAGGAGATGTTTACTGGTAGGAAAAATGAACCGGACGATGACATCAATGTTTCTGTGGATCAGATTGATAAAGTAGTAGCGGCTATTGAGAACGGGCTGGATTATCCAAGGGTGAACATCTATGGCTATGTGGGATTCCAGCCGACACTACAGTTCCTTGAAGGGCTTTGTGATGCATTCGACTGGGAAACCTACGAAGGCAGTACGCTGGGACGAGTAAATAAGGATGGGAAGCATTCAAACTTAAGATTTTATGCCACGTTGCTTACTCAATGGCTTACCGGTAATGGAATCAAATACATGATCGATCAGGCCATATCGTATAAGCAAGGGAAGAACATTTATATCAACGGTGAGTCAAAGCCCTTCGATGACAGCGAAGAACACAGAAACAAAGTGATCGAGGATACGCTTAATAACGTAAATGATATCATTCTGTTTCGGCTGTCGAATTACTTCATGCGTTTTTCGACGGAGCTTAAGAAATATCACCATCGTGATTTCTTGCCGAACGACTGGTACGAGTATGTGGAATACGGAACCACGAATAAGATATGTATCCTGCTTCAGAAGAACGGCTTCTCTCCGGAAACGGCGACATACATTCAGAAGCACGAGGATATGTACATCATAAGAACTGACGAGGGAGTAAAGGTATCGCTTTCCTTGCTTCAATGTGAGCGGGTTTCCGTGAAGGAAGAGGCAAAGACAGTACATAACAATATGCCGGAGCTGTTTGATGAATAGTGAATCCCGCGTCCGACTGGGCGGGTACACAAGGATAAAAAAGAGGAACTATGAGAGTTTTTATATGTAGTCCCTTCAGAGGGGATATAGAAAAGAATGTAAAAAAAGCACAGAAGCATGCACGTAAAGCAGCCTTGATGGGGGTTAGCCCGATTGCGCCTCATTTACTGTTTCCGCAGTTCCTTAAGGAGGAAGATCCGGACGAGCGCGATTTGGGTATTAGACTTGGATTAGAGCAATTAGCTATGTGCGATGAGCTTTGGGTGTTTGGAGAAGAAATATCGCAAGGGATGTCAAAGGAGATTAGCTTCGCTGAAGAACGAGGCATACCAATTAAGTATTTTTCTGATTGCGAAGAAGAAATGTAGTAGAATTCATTGTTTTGGAGGTACTGGTCATGGGACAAATCATTCAAAGATTTAGAGACGGTGCTTTCTTGGAGTATGATCGAGGCTCGTTTGATGACTGGTGTGTCTATCTCACAGAGCCGAGCGGCTCTCGAAAGCCTCCGAGGGATGTTGACTATTTTTCGCAAATACAAGATCTGGCCGACGAGTTTGGTGCTCAGACTGTTTATGCGGATTATGTCACTGTGTATGAGATGACTGGGAAAAGCGTTGATGACTCGGTTTTTGATGCAATTACAGATGTTTCAAGTAAGTATGGCGCGGATTCTTTAGAGGTAGAAAAGATACTCTCCATTTTATATATGGCGATGATTGCTGAAGAACAGAAAAAGTATACGCGACTTGGCAAGAGAATAAAGAGGCTCGGTATCCACAAACTTCTTTTTGAGGGTGCCACTGTGCGGGAGGCCGCCAATTTTATGCGTGGAATGGGATGGAGAGATATCGCACGTCTTTGTGAAGAACGGGGGTTTTAATGTTATGGCTCGAAATTATATTGATTACACATTTTCAAATGAAGGAACAAGAAATGAAGTCCGAATGCGCGTGGTCAATAAGCTGTCTGAGGAGACTCCGGGTACAGGGAACGGCGATGGTGCATCAAGATACATTTATTATGTAGAGACTCTGGCAAGTGGAGATCGCGTTTATCTACAGAGACCGGCTAACTTACATAACGGCTTTGATTTTCTTGTGTGCGTTGAAAACGCAAATTATGCGGAGCCGGGACACCGGGCAAGGAACTATCCAAAGCACGAAGACCTCGGAGCAGATCTCCAAATAAAGAAGGCGCAGAATCCTACAGAATATAAGCGCCTGTACGCTTTGCTGCGAAAGGTTTTTGATTGCCACGATGTTTCTGATGAGGAGATGCAGGGATTTACTTTTGAAGGTGGCCTTGCTGTTGACCATATTCTAAAAGCCATCAAATGGCTCTTCATCGAGCAGGACATTCGATACTGGAATTACTCTGGAAGAAACATGACGTGGGGGCTTGTTCCACCGGCAGAATAAGATGCTACTAACTATTTCATGGAACCGAAAAAGGAGGAATCTATAATGCGTTTGGAAGAGGCAAATAGACGGTTTAATCAGCTTTCAGGTACGAGATTTAAGGATCTTTTTTCTCCGTCTGATATGCAGATGATAATTATTAACAAGGGTAAGACCGGACAACTTCTGGAGCTTTCTCTTGGCATGCATTTGTCGAGCACAAACTTGGATTTTGAGGACGGCGAGTTGAAGACGAATAAGTGCGATGCTACTGGAAATCCGAGGGAGACTGTCTTTATCACACAGATAAGCAGCGTCATTGATGAACTGATCGAGCAGCGTCCGTTTGAAGAAACACATCTTTACGAAAAAATCAGCAACATCTTATATGTGCCAGTTTGCAAAGATGGGAGTCCGGAAAACTGGATGTTCTTGCCCAGTATTCATATTGACCTGCGTAAGCCTGAATTTGCTGGCCTAAGAGAGATATGGCGCAACGACTATTATTCAATATGCAAGCAGCTCCGGGATCATATTGAGCACAGTCCCGACGGGTTTATACATACTTCTAACGGAACGCACATTCAAGTGCGCAGTAAGGATGCCAGAGATAGCTCAGGAAACTACCATCCGATTTACTCCAATGTGTATGGGAGATATGTTTCCAACAAGAACCACGCATTCTATTTCCAGAAGCAGTTCGTGTATGATATTAGAAGGATGAGCGGCCTGTATTAAACTCGCTCAGACACAAAAGGTTTTCATATTATTTAGGATATGGGGCTTGATGTGTACCGAGAGTTATGGCATCTATACTATGACTCTATTGAACAATCAGGAGGAAAAACACATGAATTTTAAGACCGAGCCATTCGTCAAATGGGCGGGAGGAAAACGCCAGCTTCTTGAGCGACTTGAGTCCCGGATGCCAGACACTTACAACAGGTACTATGAGCCTTTTATTGGTGGTGGTGCGTTGCTTCTTGACGTGCAGCCAGAGAATGCTGTCATCAATGATACGAATGGACAGCTGCTTAATGTTTACCGGCAGCTTAAAGTAAATCCAGAGGCTGTCATTGCTGCTGTAGACGAGCTGGACAAGGTGGCGTGCGATAAGGAACGCTACTATCTTGTGCGGGATCATTACAACAAAAAAATTCAAGCACAAGAGTTGGATGCTGAGTGCGCAGCCTTAATGATTTGGGTAAACAAGCATTGCTTCAACGGGCTATATCGGGTTAATTCAAAAGGCCTGTTCAATGTACCCTATAACAACAAAGTGAATGGCGTTTCCATTGAAGCGGACAATCTCCGGAATATCGGTGCGTATCTACAAAGATGTGCGGTTGAAATCCGCGAGGGAGATTTTGAAAAAGCCTGCGAGGATGTGCAGGCCGGTGATTTTGTTTATTTCGATTCACCTTATGTTCCAGTAAGTGAAACGGCAAACTTTACGGATTATACTAAGGACGGCTTCACTCTTGAAGATCATAAACGGCTGGCTGCTTTGTTTAGAAGACTTGATAGCCTTGGTGTGAAGTTGCTTCTTAGTAATCATGATGTCCCGCTTGTACACGAGCTGTACGAGGGCTATCAAATCGAGAGCGTTGATGTACGAAGAGGAATCAATAGTGTGGCATCAAAGAGGACTGGCAAAGAAGTAATCGTGACAAATTATTAAGGAGGCACGGCCAAAATGAAGAAGATAGATATGGGCGATCTGTCTCCGTACTATAAAACAGATGATGCCATGCTGTTTCTGGGCGATTCATTTTCAGTCCTTGAAAAACTTGAGCCGGAATCAGTAGATATGGTGTTTGCCGATCCACCCTATTTCTTAAGCAATGATGGCATTACATGCCACGCTGGAAGAATGGTTTCAGTAAATAAGGGTGACTGGGACAAGGTATCCTCGGTAGATGAAAAGCATGAGTTCAACAGAGCTTGGATTCGGCTTTGCAAAAAAGTGCTCACTAAAAATGGAACCGTCTGGATTAGCGGAACGCTGCACAACATTTACAGCATCGGGATGGCGCTGGAACAGGAAGGATTCAAGATCATCAATAACATTACATGGCAGAAAACTAATCCGCCGCCAAACCTCGCCTGCAGATGTTTTACTCACAGCACGGAAACCATTCTGTGGGCTCAGAAGGATGAAAAGAAAGCGAAGCACTTTTTCAATTATGAGCTTATGAAGGAGCAAAACGGCGGGAAGCAAATGAAGGATGTCTGGACAGGTGCTCTTACTCCGCAGAAAGAGAAAGCTGAGGGGAAGCATCCTACGCAGAAGCCTTTATACATTCTTGAACGAATTATAGAGGCATCAACCGTAGAGGGCGATTTGATTTTAGACCCGTTTTGCGGAAGCTCATCGACTGGTGTGGCAGCAAAACGACTGAAGCGAACATATATCGGTATCGACAATGAGCAGGAATATATAGACCTGTCGGTTAGAAGGTTACAGAAGGAGACGGAAGAATGAGAAATTTTAATGAGTGGCTTGATAAGATGAGGCCGAGCATCAATGGGTACAATTATTATGTTGATTTTGAGAAGGTCTATGCTAATGTCGATGCCATAAAAGTTGAACTGAATATTATGAATTCACTGATCGGCTCAAGGAATGTAGAGCAGGATTTTAAGGAACTCCTTAAGAAGTATCCTGAAATACTTCACTGCATTCCCACACTCCTCGCTGTTCGTTACAACGAGATCTACGCGCAGGACGAGGAAGGCGCGTTTATATATGATTTTTCAAAGATGAATTGCTCTGTTGAACAGTACATTATTTTTATGAAAAAGACCGGCTTGCTGTCTCTTATTGGAGAGCACATCATAAATAATCTTGTTGATTACTGCTTGGGAATTGAGACCGGCCTTGATAGCAACGGTAGAAAAAACCGTGGCGGGCATCAGATGGAAGATCTGGTTGAGGGCTTCATCAAGAAGACCGGGTCAGAGTATTACAAAGAGATGTACTTGACGGACATCGAAAACAAGTGGAATGTTGATCTGTCTGCTATATCAGCAGAGGGTACGTCGACGAAGCGTTGGGACTTCGTTGTAAAAACAAGCTCGACGATATTTGTTATAGAGACAAACTTTTATTCTGGTGGCGGCTCTAAGCTCAATGAAACTGCTCGGAGTTATAAGATGATCGCTGAAGAGACAAAAGGAATACCGAATGTAGAATTCGTATGGGTCACTGATGGAGGTGGCTGGCGAAGTGCGCGTAGGAACTTGGAGGAGACGTTTAATGTTTTAGAGCATCTTTATAACATTTCCGATATGGAACAAGGGGTCTTTTCGTCGTTGTTCAAATAAAAAAGAGGCATGTAATTAAACATGCCCTTTAGGTCAGTTTACAAGGAACTACACGCAGACCGTGAAACGGGCTGCTGACAACAAACGGCGCTATGCTCCCGGCTGGGTGCATAGCACCTGTTTGTTGCGGGGGTTTC